GTCCGTATTCCCCTGGATAACAGCGGAGACTGTAAGGTTCTCTGAAGCATTGCTGAATGTGCCTGTGATCTTCGTCAGGATGAGATAGTCCTGCGCCCCACTCGTTACCACCCCTCCCGCCACAATCACGCCTGTAGCGCCTGTGTCGGCTCCTGTGACCGTGTCTCCACCATTGAAGGAACCTGTGATTGTTACATCTAAAAGTATGTATGTGGCCGCTGATGGGGCAGTCTGGCCGTCAAACCGCTCATATCCCTCAATATCAACATAGCCGCCGTCTAGGCCTATCTCGAAATTAGAGGCACTCTGCAGTGACCCAGGCTTGGCCTTCCATTTCGGAGTAACCTCATCAACACCTTTCTCAAAATCAAGGTAATCTCTTCGGACGGCAGGCAGTGGGGGGAGTCTGGATAATGCATTCATGCCATCGGGCCTCTGACCCGCATAGGCTGAAGCTGATCTCCCTCTAGCTGACGCATTAGCCTAGAACCTTCTACCCTGGCTCTGTTCAATGTCGCTTGATCTGACTCGAAATAGGCGTACTTCTCTAAGGCCTTGCAGACAATGAGCTGATGGTACTGGACCGGTAAGACCGGAGTATCACCATTCGCCGCTAATACCTGCGCCCCGCCCTGGAACAGACCTGTGATCGTATACACAGCATCCGGCGCTGGGCCGATCACTAGATTGTTCTGAGGGTCCACCGAGACATGAGAGGGATAGCCGTCAGACTGAGTACCGATCTCGTAGATGTTCCGGAACCATTCCCATGGCACATAGATCATCCAGTTCTCTGTACCAACACCGCCTGATGTCAGATATATCTTGGGAGGATCTATGCGGTCATTGACATCCCAGCTGTTGAAGGTCGTGAGAGCAGATCCAGCACCTTCGTTGCCACCAGTAATATCAGTGACAGCCGCATCATCCCAGGCGTACCTGTAGGTAGATGCGACAGTGGCTATCTCAAACTCGTTCCTTAACCAGCGCCAAGCGTAGCCGTGCCTATTCTGGATCTCGACATAAGCATTCGTTATCCATGTCACCATCCGCTGTAATTCGCCGGACTGACCGGTTACCGCCGTAGGGACTGTGTCCCCGCCAGGGAGATCCGCCTCCAGACATAAGGCCTGACATAGTTCCAAATAAGTCATGCATCTCCTTTACTTAGGACGGCGCTGCAAGACACTCGGCCAGCCACGCCTTCCCTCTGGGGTTCCGGTCCTCGACTACCTCAAACGGATAGCGCAGGCCCCTGTGAGCAACATAGCGCACAGATCTGGCCCCATCTCCGTCAGTGAACGGCTGGTTCTCATAATGAACCGGCTTCGCCCGAGTCAGCGCCTCAACGAAATATCTCGCCACTGTCTTGAGCTGGCCACGGATAAAGGTCTCTTTCTGACCATTGACCGAGACAATAAAGGCCCGATCAGCCTGCTTCTCAGCAGTGTCATGGACCCTGATAACCACCGGCTCGTGATTGAACTCCTCCAGCTTCGCCTTGTCAGCAAATGCCTGGGAGTCAATGTCCGGCAAGTTTTCAGTAATCAGCTCCGGAGTATCCTCAGTACCACCGATTGTCATCAGGGTTGTCTGATTCGGAACCTCGGCCTCTGTCGTCTTCGTCATGACAGCTGGCCGATCCTTTGCATCCATACCCGTTAACTTCTCGAGAATCGCGGCCATGTTGGCATCGGTCTTCTCGATATGGTCATTGAGCGTTTTGTTAAGCTCGAAAGTCGTTGGACTCTTAGACTTAGTCATCTTCTACCTTCCTCTCCTTCGTTTAAAAAAACCCCCGAAGGGGCTAATGGCTACGCATTACTTGACGGACGCGCCCCTGAGAACCTGATGTAGTCAGTGGTCACAACCGTAGCAATATCAGCATCATCGCCGCTATCGCCCCAGACATAAGGGATCAGCAATGAGGTCGTTGCAACCGCAGTCAGCCGCGTCAGTCTCAATACGCCGTTGATGTAGAACCTAGCATCACCATTCGCATCAACCTCAATCCGCAATATGTCATAGGTGTCTGCTGTCGGCCCAACAACCAGTGTTTCCTCTGCGGCGGAATTGCCCACAGTGCCAGCATTCGTGGATACCGCCTGAAACAACGTAGTCGCTGTCGCGTCAGTGGAGAACATAATGGCGATACCGTTAGCGACCCCTGCGTCATCAGTAACCGTACCAGAGTTCACCTTATAGTTGGCAACCTCTGTGGAGTTTGGTAACACATCACCAAGGCCAAAGCCCCAGCTAGTACCAGTGATCTGGTCAAACGACACACGATATTCAACAATCGTCTTGCCGAGACTGACCAGTGAACCTTTCGCCAGCAGGATAAGGCCCAGCACAGACTTGTCATCTGCGCCACCAGTTCCGCCAGATCCCATGTTGATCGCACCTTCTGGTGCGGTGATCGTCACGCCGACTGTCGCGTCGCCATCCGATCCCTCAAACACGATCCAGTTGTTCGTGGTGTCAATAGCAGCATCAAGGAAGTCATCGAAGACCTCGAAGCGGGTCTCCTGTCTGGTCTCCCTCTGGTCTGACTCCAGGGTCGTTAAGGCGATGGTTGACTCTGTCCCATCAGCGTTGTCTGTCTTGATCGCTGAGTTCTTACCCAGACGAAGCGTATTAGCAATCTTTAAGTTCCGTACCTTTTCCCATAATCTCATTGTTAGTTTCCTGTGTTAGTGCGAGATTCTTGGAAGAGGGAACCGAAGCCCCCTCAACTCAAGGGTTCTTCTTGCTTACGATTCCTGCGGACGTAATGGCAGGGTGGAAATATCCACCATAGTCTCGTAAGTACTCCATGTCGTGGACCCGAAATCGAAGTCCGATCCGGAGTTGTTCTTGATGATGATATAGCCCCAGGGCAGATATGTCTCAAGGTCAACCCATGGGAACGATGGAGCGATCTTAAACGCACCAGCAGCATCCAGAGACTGAAGCGCACTCTGATGGAACGCAATGGTCCCAGCAGCGATGATACTCACAACAAAGACACAGCCCTTGTCATCACCAATAGTGGTGAAGGTATCGCCATTGTAGTCAGTCGTGCCTGGGGCAGTGTTGGTCTGAACGGCATACGCCGTAGCCATCTTGCCAGCAATAGCGCCTGCTACTGCTACAGTCGTGGTGATCGTGGAAGTCGTTCCGGCGGTAAGGCCAGCTTTTGAGAAGCACATTGTGGCTCCTCTTATATCGTTTGCTTGCGGCATAAATTTCTCCTGTTTAGAGTTAGGCCGTAGTCACCCTGTTTGGGCAGCTTTCACCCAAAAGCCCCGCACTGGGCGAGGCTTAGGGTCACTCTAAGTCGTTGATTAAAGAGAAGTGACTCCACACTCTGCTACAGCCATCCATCCATCGTTCTGGATAAATGGAGCGCACCAGAAGATCGCGCCGACATAGCCGCGCTGACCGTGTGGGTCATTCTTATCTTTGGTGGTGTGTGGGATGTGAGTCACATTGAAGGAGTTGAGGCCCCGTAGAGCAACGTCTCCCCAGGCATCTTCAGCCACCACGATCATCGGGTATACGTCGATGCTCGTTCCAGTGGTAGACAGAAGTCCGGTAGAGCCTACAGCCGCTCCGGAGTCTGCGATCTCTGACAATTCAGGAGATATGATGAACCTGTATCGATCACAGGCCCCAAGCTCCATCTCGTGCATTACCTTGCGAGTACCATACGAAGCGCACTCAATGAACCCTGGCAACTCACGAATGTCATTCTCACAGTCAGTGTGACAGAACACCAAGAACCCTGCTTCTACAGAGGCGGTGTTGTAGTTTGGTGACGGCGTGAGGATCTGGGTGATCAGATCTGCCCTGTTGCTCAATAGGCTTCGGGAGATCTTTCTCAGCAAGCCAAGAGATACTGTCTCATCAACCGTGCCCCTGGTAGTGCCGCCAGCGTAGAACAGATTCGTTCCACCCTTCAGCGTACCATACCGGATCTTCTCACGGACTAAGCCCATTCTCTGGCCAGTCTGCTTCTTCATAGCCGCCGGAACATCGTCCTCGTACAGGTCTGCGGTCTTATCCGTATACATGTACAGGCAGCTGTACTGATTCAGAGTGACCGTGATGTCCTGGGGAGTGATCGTATCGGCATCAGGTGTTACGCCCTCTGATGTCAGATGCGCGTTCTCATCTACTACCCAGGCGTTGATGGTGGCCGCGCTAGTAGTAGCGCCTCCATACGGAAGCCAGCGTCTGAAGACTACCGTCTCCGACTGGTTCTTGCCCATCTTGTGTTGTGTACCGGTGATTCCCAGTACTTCTCGGGGGATTGCATGCTTGAGGATTGCGCCCTTTAGCTTGCCTACCCGTTCTGCTGTTGTGTCGTAATTCTGTGTCGTCATGACATTTCCTCGTTATAAAGATAAATACACCTCCCTTGTGGGGGTGCAGCTCGTTCCTCTTCTTTATAACGAAGGCACTTATGTCATTCGTTCCGATCTGTCGGGGCGTTTACACGCGCCGTAACATTCTAGCCTTCCTTATAGCCTTGCTTGAATGCATCTTCCTCTGACTTAGTTGCAGGCCGTCTGTCATTGCCGCCACCACTCGTGATGGGAACTACAGAACCTTCCAACCTATCCTTAGCCAGTCTCGCCTTTTCTTTCCGCTTCTCAGCTTTCTCTTGCGCTGCCGTCCGATCAGCCTCGAACTTATCTAGCATGGCGATAGCATCCCGCGCTTTAGGGCTATCTGCCAGCGCCTGCATATCAGGCGATTGTATCGCACTCCACTTGCGGAAGGCCGATGTCTTTACCGTATCTTCCCAACCATCGTGCTTTAGATCCAATACAGCCATCTGTCTACCCTGCTCGGTGAGATCAGCCATCTCTCCTTTCAGGCCAGCAACCTGCTGCTGTAATTTGTCAACATTGGGCATCTTAGCCAATATTGCGTTGCCTTGCATCCCTAACTGTTCCTGAAGGACATCTGCCCACTCTGGGAACTCTTCCTTAAACTCGTCAAACTTCTCGCCACCAGTCGCTGCTTCCATCACCTGTGCAGACGATGGTTGCCCCGATTCAGCCTTCGGGCTGGAGTCTAGCTTCTTGATCAGCTGGTTGAGCTTGCCGTTGATATCGCCGTACTGGCCCTCAAGGGTTCTGATACGTTGCCCTGATTGATCCACTGCCTGGGGTTCATCGGACTTATCGTCGGCCTCACCCGCTGCAGCTTCGCCATCTTCCGCGAATACCTTGTCTAACTCATCTAGCTCTTCTTCCTGGCCAGACTCTTCAATTAAGATTGTCGGCCTTGTTTCGTCTGCTGATGCTTCCTCATGTCCCTCAAGGAATGCCGCTTCTTCAGCCTCGGCATTTGCAGCAACTTGTTCTTCCCGCTCTTCCGGCATGTTACCTCTTCTAAATGTATTCAACCCTAGTCAGTGTAGACTCAGGAATAACCAATGGTTCCTCATTGGCCTTCCTTAAAAACCGCTTCCATTCGTTGATCGCCCCGACTCGCTGGGCGTTCTCTATATCCGTTAATTTCGGATTATCGCCCTGAACACGCAGTTTGGCAACACGTTCTTCCGCGTAGCCGGTAATTTTCTTGTATGTCGCTGATCGATATTCTTCATCATCCAGCTCCAGTATGCTCGAACTGAGCAGCTCATCATCTAACTTTTCGGTCTTCAATGGCGTGTTATCTCCGCTCTGTAGTGGAAATCGTCCCCAGGTGGCTGCGCTGTTTCGCCTGTCGTGATGCGGCCCATCGTCTCTGGATCGTCCTTGAGCATGTCTGGGACATCATCTGGGTGTACTAGACTCCAGTCTTTAGCCTCGGCCTGCGGATCTAGTGATCTGTAGACCACCATCATGTCCATCCTCACTCTTGCTTTCCTCTCCATCATTCTACAAATGCCTGTCCTGGGGCTGCTCGGCCCATAGGCTCTACAGCTGGTGTGGTTACTTGCGGGGACTGGCCTGCAAGCTGTTTCTGGGTCGTGAGCTTCATCACCATCTCAGTGAGTGATGCCTTGATCTTCTGCAAGACCTCCGCCTCATGGCCCTCGCGATCAAGCTCACCCAACTCAGCGTCAACCTGCTTCATGATGGAATTGAACTCAATCTCTTTATTGGCCAGCTCAAGCTCTTGTGCCAGCTTGGCCTGGGCCAGTTCAGCCCTAAGCTGCTCTTTGCCCATCTCGCCTTCAGCCTTGATCTGCGCGACTTCAACAGACGAATCAGGTGCAGGCTGGGACATCTGCTCGACAACCTTCTTCCATTCCTCGTCATCGTACTGGAATCGGGCTGGGTCAAACTTCTGGCCCTTGAGGTGTTCCTCCATCCACTTGTGTGGATCTAGGCCAAATTTCGGCTCGAGAACCAACTCGCCCATGCTCTGGATGAATTGATTATCAGCATCTCTCTGCAGCAATCCGGCAGATCCGTGGGCCTTGATCTCGAAATCACCCTTCATCTCGTCTTCACCGTACATGAGTAGGAACTCGTAGTACCGGCGGATGTGGGGTTCTGTGATCATGTCATCGAACAATCGAGCTATACGGCGCATCACTGTTGATGCGTTATTGTGCAATAGCTGCATGCCGCCAACCGTCTCTGGGGCCGATCCCTGCTGGCCTTGCAGGATTAAAGGCATACCGGTTACGTCTTCCGCCATCTTCAGGGCGATATCCATAATCAGCTTCAAATCATCGGTCATCATGTCCATCTGGACAAAGCGGAACGCCTTATCCACATCATTGAGATCCGCGTCTTCTCCAGCCTGCCAGCCCTTTCTCGGGGCAATCTCCAGTCTGCCGTCAATCGGTGTGACCAATCCCTGGAGAAAGATCCACATAGGCCCAGCAGCCATACCGGCGTTGTCCATCATATTCCTGGCAGCACCGTTCACTACCCTCTGTGGGTTGCGGATCTGCCGTGATACCCCTATTCCCCATGGTCTTCCGGCCATTCTCTGCCATACCATGAAGTCGTAAGGGATCTCTCCAGAGTCGAGCGGGTTCTTGATAGCCCTGATGACCCTGTTATTGACCATTGTTATTGCTACATCGACGTAGGACAGCGCATCTTCTGGCGTATCCATGCCGATCCCAGTCATATCCTCTTTTGAAAGTCTGCCGTAGTAGTGCCAGATCTCGAACAGATCCATCTTCTGCTGCTCGTCCAGGCCGACCTTGTTATCTCTACCGCTGCCAGCGTCCTCGAACTTCTGGATAGCCCTGTGTGGGCCTTCAAGGATAGCCTCGCCAACCTCTTTCTCGTTGTAATCCTCGCCTTTGGCCATCTCCTGGAGCAGCTTCTCGCCAATAAAGTCTCGCTCAAAGAAGTCGCTGCCCTTGTGGATGTTCTCCCCACAGCCGCTATCTGGGTAGCAGTTCCATGGATCGACCCTGATCGATACCGGCACGGTCTCTACATTGACTTGAAGCTCACCGTCTACATAGGCAATACTTCTCTTCCTCTGCGGGACTGGGCCTTTCAATACTCCAGTGCCGAGCTTGGCCGCATCATGGATGACTAAACGCATCTCGGTAATGTACTGACATTCGACATGCCAGTCCGCTATCTGCTTCTCGGCCATCTTGGCCTTATCCCGAGCTTCCTGCATCTCGGCAGCAACCTGATCTACCAGCTCTGTTCTGGTCTTCAAAGCCGCTGTAGTGGCCCCTTCCATGTCCATATCGCCGTCATCTACTTGCTGCTGGAAGCTGCTATCGATCTGACTGTTAACCTTCTGGGGGATCTTGCCTTCTGCTATCTGGGCCAGTTCTGGGATGGGAGTAGGGTCTAGGGTCCAGCTTCTGTCCGCTGTCGGCAAAAGCATGTCCCCAACCCTGGCATCTGATGCGTCTACATAGGGACGAGTGATGTTGAAGAAGATGTCTGATCCATGGGTCTCTCCGGATCTTACGTCAGCTCGGCCCCAGGGCTTTGTTTCGGTAGTGTCGGCGCGGCTGGTATAGTCAATACCTTCGTAGTGATCGTCGTCCTCTCGCCAGATATTCTCCATCCCAGACTCTTCTCTGTGTTGGATGGCCTTGGATCGCTTCTCGGCCAGCATTAGCCCGATCTTGTCTAGGTTCTTCTTGAGATCCTCTTCCGAAAGTTCCTTCTCAGAATAGTTCTCCTGATAGTGAAGGTCGTCGTCTTCCCGCGTGGCCAGTGGTAAGTCTGTCATTCGTCTGACCTCTTCATAATAGTTTTGTCGTCGTCCGGAGATCCTCCTGCCGCCAATCTAGCCTTACGCAGCTCTACATCCGCCCGTTGTCTCTCTGATTCGGCCTGCTGAATCCGGTCCTTGTGCTTGATGTTGGTATAAGACGCGAACATTAACATCACTCCTCCCAGCACACCGAAGAGATAGTGCAGGTTTGCAGGGACAACAAAGCCCCACATCTCGGCTCCCACCGCCCCAGATAACAGGACGATGCCGATAATGAACTCCAGCTTCGCAGCCGGAGGTATATCATCGAGCAGTAGGAGGAGAGCCTTAATCATTGTCAGGCAACGCCGGTTCTGGAGCGCCAACAGTGTTAGCAATGGATTTCAGGGTCAACTTGATGTACTTGTTGTCCTGCTTAATTAACTCGATCTCTGTCTCATGGTGCTGCTGAATCCTCTGCATCTCCATTATAGTGGCCCTGTCTGCCTTCGCGTGTTCCTCTACCTGATTTCTAGCGTCTTTCGCGGCCTCTGCCTGGATATAGACCCCAACCAGCATGACAAAGAACCCCAGCAGCATGGGCGCTAACCACTTCGGAATCTTGATCTCTTCTCCGTTTGGCACAACATCTCTCCTTCAGCGCTTAGTTCTGTTCGATGGTTAGCGTAATCGTGTAAATCTCACTCGCCACTGGGATGTAAGCATTCCCCAAGACAGCTTGAGCAAAGATGCTCGACACGCCTGATCCCTTGACTACAGGGACATGGTGTTTCAGACCGGTGACTATCTGGGACTGATTACCACCAGCGCCTCCCGTTCTTGAGCCTGGAAGGTAGCTACCAGTGGCGAAGTTTATCGCCCCTATCTCTGTGAGCAAGTGGGCATCTGTCGGGGTCCACGCCACATTATCCGCAGTCTCTGTGATCGCGGTATGGAACAACCTTAGATCTATATCTGGGGCAGTTGCGACATACGAGCTGACATTGAGCCTTGCCTCCACAATCGTACCCGTCTTCGTGTTGTCATCGAGACAGTTCAGGAAGGTGAAGAAATCGTTGGTGGTAACTTCTGATAATGCGTCACCAATGGCGTATTGCGTGGTGGTGGCTGGTCTGGTGATCGAATCTGTGACGAATCGAACAGCCCTGGTTAACTGGACTCTTTGTGGCATGACTATCTCCTAACGCTATCTAATTGTAGTTTTGTTTAGTAACCGACTCCCGCATCGGTCATCCTCCTCGGTACAACAACGAGAGGGGGAGGCTCTCGTTTTGGCGCTACAGTCTTTATGTCCTCATCACATAATCTACTCATCATATCAAGAAAATCATCGAACTCTGCTAGAGGAAAGTTCCCGTACTCCTCTTCAATAATGTCTTTTATGATATCACGGGCCGATCCGTCAACCATTGTTTTGAACATCGTCTGGGGTAACCAGATCCTCGATGCCGCGAACAAGGGGATTAATCGCCGGATTCTGTCCTCTTTCACCATCTTGCCGCCAAGTTCTATGATCTTGAACCGGTAGTCCAGCTGCTCCATCTGAGTTTGAATATGAGCGATGTCAGTCTGTGCGCCGTACTGCTCATATCCTACCGCTACGGGCCTATACTGCTCATGCCATTCAAAGAGCTGCTTGGTCCTCTCGACAAGGTTTAAACGGTCCCTGATCCCGTCTAGCAAGTAATAGTTCCCATCCGGCGCGTAGGAGAATACCCCCATGGCCGTGTTATCTCTCCGGCCTTTGACCCCAGGCTTTCTCTCTCCTGCTGGATCTACGAGGATTATCTTGTTGCCTCTTCGCGGCATCTTAGTGTAATAGTTCAGCCAGGACATCTGCAGCTCACCACCACCCTTCGGAGTAGGTCTTTGCTGATACTGTCCTGCAGTAACGTATGGACCCCAGACTTCCTTCTGGGCCGTGATGGCTTTCTCGTCCACCATCCCCCTGAACAGTAATTCACCTGGGGAAGTTCTCGGATCAACAATATCAGGCCTATCGATGTCCCGATCCGCATTGAAAATAATATCTGGATCGTATTCCATGGGAATGACGAGATTGACCCACTTCAGTTCTTTGTAGGCCAACAGGTGGCCGGTGATGTCCTTCGCATGCAACCTCTGCATGATGACAATTACAGCAGATTCGTTGGCAGAGTTAAGGCGAGAAGACCAAGCATTATCCCAGCGATCAAGAATATTTTCTCTCTCTCTATCGGATTCGGTTCCTTGCGCGTCATGAGGGTCATCCCATATTACCGTGTCACCACGTTTACCAGTAACCTTGGCCGTCACACCCTGTGATAGCCTTAATCCCTGCTGTGTGTTGGCGAACAGGGTTTTCTCGCCCTGCTCCTTGGATATCGAGACCGTATCTCCCCAGTTCTCCTGATACCACTCGGAATCAATCAGCTGGCGCATCTTCAATGCGTCTCTGGTGGCCAATGTCCCCTCGTTACTGCCGCACAAGAATCTATGCGGAGCGTCCCTTGTCCATACCCAGGCTGGGTAGAACACCGAGACAATCAGGCTCTTCATCATGCCTGGGGGAATGTTGATGATTAATCGCCGGATCTTCTCGGCCCTGACCGCTTCAAGATAAGCGCATAGCACATCGAGATGCCAGTTCCACTTCAGCTCGGTCCCAGGCTCTAATATAGACCATGCTGCCCTGACGAACTCTGCCAGCGATTCTTCCTGCTTGCGCTTGTTGTTGCGGATCTTGACCTGCTCCAACATGGCATGGAGGTCTTCATCCCCCAGACTTGATAGATCTAGCTGTGCTTCACTCATATACCGCCGTCACTTTGCAGGCCGCACCAAGCTCTGCCGCTATCTCATTCCCAGAGGAATCAACAATGACCGCTTCTTTACTCCGCCCTATAGGTCTCATCAGCCCTGCGCCATCGGTTTGAAAGTGAGGGTGATATTGCCAGTACCAGAAGCATTCGGCTCGACAATGAGATTGTCAGTGAATTCGGCGTTGTCGCAGTCGTATGAATTACCGGCCGCTGC